TGAAGGTGAGGTGGTAGAGTAATGGCAGAAATCTCTGGGCTGCAGAGTATTTTATCTAGTATGCACAAGCAATACCTTGCTGGTAACTTGCCCCTTGAGCAATATGCTACAGGTGTTAGTAATTTAGAGCAGCAAAGCCCTGAAATGTTTAATATGGCTGTAAATACACCTATCGCTGATCCTGGCAGTTTTAGTATGGATCTACCTCCGTCAAATAAACCAGAATTAAGTAATATAGATTTTACTAAATCTGCCCCTAATACAGCTGTAGCTGTAGATAAAAGACAACCTGCAGACTGGGAAAACTTTTCTGGACTATTTAACAAAACTTAACGGGAGCACTTTTGCTTTTGATGGCGAAGTGTTCGATTTTTTTAAAATAAAAAACTTTTTCTTCTGTGTAAAAGATTTAGTAGTTTTTATAGAATTAATAGAATCTAAAAGAATTATTAAATCTGCTAGTGCAGATGAATTTATTTTTTTATTAAAAAAGATGGAAGCAGCACATGTTGTTTTTATTTTTGAGCAAGAAAGCCTATGTCTTTAACACAAAATCCAAAATCAGTAGAAAGTCTGGTACATGCGGTAAGTTTTGACACAGATCCGTACTATGTACCCTCTAATTTTGCACTAGAATTTGTTAACTTTATAAAGTTGGTAAATGGCGCAGAAGGCGAGGAGAACATGACTCCAGTGCTTCATTACAAAATGTTAGATCAAATTGCCACAGGCGATGCTGACGTATTAAACATGTTATTTCGAGGATCCGCTAAAACTACTTTAATGGGAGAGTATCTCTTTCTTTATATAGCTACTTATGGCGGATTTCCGGAATTTGAAGTCGAATTAGCACTGTATGTCTCAGACAGTATTGAGAACGGTGTTAAAAATATGAGAAAAAATTTGGAGTACCGTTATGAAAATAGTGATTTTCTTAAAATTTATGTTCCTTATACTAAATTCACCGATATTAGATGGGAGTTCCGGAACGCGGAAGGCAAAACTTTTATTGTTAAAGGCTATGGAGCTAGCACAGGTGTACGTGGTAGTAAGGAAATGGGTAAGCGCCCAACGTTAGCCATATTAGATGATTTAGTTTCAGATGAAGATGCAAGATCTCCAACTGTTATTAAATCTATTGAAGATACAGTTTATAAAGCTATTAACTATGCTTTACATCCACAAAGGCGCAGAATTATATGGTCAGGTACGCCGTTTAATTCAAAAGATCCACTTTACAAAGCTGTAGAGAGTGGTGCATGGAGTGTGAACGTTTTCCCAGTTTGTGAAAAGTTTCCTTGTACTAAAGAAGAATTCAGAGGCGCCTGGGAAGATCGGTTTACTTTTGAGTACATTGAGGAGCAATACAACAGAGCAGTTAAAACTGGTCAAATTGCTTCATTTAACCAAGAGCTCATGTTACGTATTATGTCTGATGAAGACAGACTGGTTCAAGATGGCGATTTAATTTGGTATGAGCGTAAAGTGCTTCTTAACAATAAAGGCGCTTATAATTTTTATATTACTAGTGATTTTGCTACAAGTGAGAAAAGTAGTGCCGATTTTAGTGTTATATCGGTTTGGGCACTCAATAGTAATGGCGACTGGTTATGGGTAGACGGAATATGCAAACGGCAATTAATGGATCAGAACATTGATGACTTGTTTAGATTGGCTCAAATGTATAACCCTCAGCAGGTGGGTGTAGAAGTAACAGGACAACAAGGCGGATTTATTCAGTGGATACAAAGAGAAATGACTAACCGCAATAATTACTTTACATTAGCGTCTGAAGGCAACAGTAACAGGCCCGGTATACGGCCAGCTACAAATAAAATGCAAAGATTTAATATTGTTTTACCTTGGTTTAAAACTAAAAAAATATGGTTTCCGGAAGAAATGAAACAAGACCCTATTATAGTAGAAGCAATGGAAGAGCTTTCATTAGCGTCAGCTGCAGGATTTAAAAGCAAACATGACGATTTTATAGACACTATATCTATGCTGGGCTCTTTAAACTCTTGGAGACCTAGCCAAGAAGTAGAATCTTCCATTGATGATAATAACTCTGTAATATGGAGCGATGATGATACTGAAAAATCTTCCCATTATGATTCATATATTGTTTAGAGATAAAAAATGACTACAGCCGCAGAGTATTTAAGACTAACAACAGCAGAAGCTAATTCTGCAGCAACCTCAGCTGTGAATGTTCAAAACCAGGTAGCTGTTGCAGAAACATTTGCAAACACAGCTACTACTTATGCTAATGCTGTTGGTGCTAGTGTAGCTGCGGCAGCAGATTTCAGTACTTCATCAGGTCTAAAAGCTATTGAATCTAAGAACTATAGGGATCTTGCATTATTGTGGGCAAATGCAGATCCCAACGTTATAGTAGAGGATAACTTTTATTCAGCTAGGCACTATGCCCAGTTAACTATAGGCATGTTGGCTGTTATGCAAGCTAACCTAGATACACACTCCCAAGAATACATAGATAATAAAACTGTAACAGATAACGCCTTAGCATACCTTGGATACCGGTTAGATAATGGGGTGCTAGTATATGATAGTTCTGTTATTGATGGATCAATTGCTGACTTAGAAACTGCTGTGGATAACGAGTTAGCAAGTAAGCTAAGTACCGTACTGTATAATTACGATAAGCTTGGATTGGCTGCTTTTGCTAAATCAAATGATATTTCTACAAATAATAAAATTATAGATTATTTAGATGAAGCGGGACAGATAGCTTTACAGGCTATGATCACAGGTGCATCCAATCAAACCAAGTTAAGCTATGCGGGTGTAGTAGTAAGTCCAGAAACGGGCATTATAACCAGTGCAGCTGGTTCTGCATTAGCTACAGAGTACGGGGTAAGAGTAGCAGCTATAGAAGAAACTATAGGTTCATCTTCACAACCTGGATTAGGAACCATACAGGCTAAGTACACTATTAAAACAGATGCAAATGGGCACGTAGCCGGTTTTGGATTAATAAATACTGCAAATACTGATATTACTAGCCATGGTTTTAGTGAATTTATTATTAATGCTGACTCGTTTAAGGTAAGTGGGAGTGCTGCACAAGTGGCACCATTTAGAGTAATAACAGATGGTGGTACCCCTAATGGTGGTGTGTGTATTTCGTCTTTGGGAGTAGAAACAGGTGGTGTAACTCAAGATTATTGTGAAGACACACTTGGCGGAGCTTGGAGTGGGCCTGGTCTGTACGTAAGCAATGCGTATATCTTAAGTGCAGTTATGGATATGGCACAAGTTAAGGGTACATTAACTGCTAGCCACATCGACGCTGGTTTTATAACAGCTGAGATGCTTGATGTAGATGCTATTAATGCTGAAGTTATCTCTGTAGAAAGTAATATCGAGTTTGGTGGAACATCATCAGGTCTTCATTTTGGTAAGACCTCATTAGGCGATTCGCAAGCGGGGGCATTTTTTGGGCGTTCTGGTGGAGTGGCTGGCTTTAACATTTCATCAGCGACAAGTGGAATCTATGCAGACTCTACGGGACAAGTGAATATGAATAACGTGCGCCTTTACGCAGGCGTGGCAGGAGACATGTTAGATTACCCAAATCCCGGAACTTACAGTGCAGCTATTTCACCTTTAACTGATTCGATCACAGTCATAATTATAGGCGGTGGTGGTGGCTCATCGAACAATGCGTCAGGCACATTGGGCGGTGGTCATTCAGGTTCGTCAGGTACAGCTTCATATATTCAGTGGTGGTCGGGTGCTGGCAATAATAAAGGTACAGGTACTCTTTTGGGTACTTACACAGCCGCTGGTGGGGCAGGTTTAGCACACGGAAATGTTGGGCCTAACGCCAGTTATCTAGCTGGTTATGCGGGAATGCCTTCGTCAAAAGCAGCAGGTGGATCAGGCGGTGCAGCTGGCGGCGGTGCCCCCGGTCATGGTTCTTTTGGATCAGGCGGTGGCGGTGGCGGTGGAGGTGCTGGTCAAATAAGTCAACATAACGCGCCTGTCTATGGCAGAGCTGCAGCGGGAGCAACTATTTCACAGATACTCACAAAGCCTAGTGGTGCAAACAGCATTACGATGCATGTAGGCACTGGCGGTATTGGTGGAGAGGGGCAGTCGCAGACTTACAACAATAACACAGGTGACTGGAACGGGTTTTCGTTAGTTGCAGGGGGCAACGGCGGTAATGGTTTCGTATCTTACGCAGACCCCAATTCAGGTGGCGTTGAGATCGACCTTCAAGCTATTTTAGAAAGGCTTACTGCACTTGAAGCTTAGCTTTAATTAACTTAACAGAATTTTGACTAATATAGGATATAAATAATATGGCTTGGTATAGTGTAGGTACAGTAACAGTTACTAACGGTTCTGCCGTAGTATCTGGTGTTGGAACGTTTTTTCTAAACACAGTTAAAACAGGTCATATTTTTTATGGGCCTGATAAAGAATTATATGAAGTGCTTAGTGTAGCTACAGATACACAACTTACTTTAAATTCACCATATACTAGTGTTACTGCAGCTGCAGCAACGTACGCAATAATTCCAACACAAGGTATGGTGCCGTCTTTAGTTACTCAAATACAAACGTTATTAGGTGACTTTGGAACTGTACGTGATACAGTAGGAACTGGTAAGTTTCCAGCAGGAGCAGCTAATACACCTAGTATTGCTTTTATTGATGATAATGATAGTGGAGCATACTTAATTGGCCCAGGGTCATGGGCGCTAGTGTGTGGTGGCTTAGCAGGAGTATCTCTTACTCCAACTGTCACTTCTTTAAACTATAGTAATGTTCCTAAAATTAGTACAAGTGCTCAAGGTGCTACAGTGTCTGGCACACTAACAGCAACAGAGTTGCAAGCAGGCG